CTTCTACTCCAGTAGTTACTGTTGGCGATCAATGGCAAGCCGAGACTGCGTATGATTTAAATGATCAAGTGTACTACGCAAATAAACTGTACACTGTTTCTACTGCAGGCACAACTGGAGTGACTCCTCCATCTCATAGCACAGGTACTGAAACTGACGGTGACGCTGAACTTACGTATGTTGGTTCACCAGCAACTGCAAAAGTGGTTTTGTCTGTGACTTCAATCATTCGTACTGAAATTGTAGATCCAGGTCTTGGATACAACTCTGCTCCAGCGATTTATTTCGGTGTTAAGTGGAAAGAAGGTACTGCTGTTGATATCGGTGATCAAATCTGGTATTCTAACCGTTTATACACAGTTACTGGTGCAGGTACTACTGATGCTAGTTCTGCTAATTTCCCGACACACCTGTCAGGTTCTCAAGCAAACGGCACTGCGACTTTAGCTTATGCTGGTGTTCAAGCGACTGCATTGAGTTCTATTAAGTATGGTGCTGGTTACTCTGAGCGTCCTACTATCAATATCTCTGGTGGTGCTGGAGCTGGCGCAAACATTAGCTTTACATATTCAGACTCCAACGCTAAATTGATTCCTGTATTTGAAAATGGTCAACTGACTACTATTCAGATTGACGATCCAGGTCAAGGATACACATACGCCAACCTTAACGTAGTTGGTAATGGTTCTGGCGCTGAAATTACAGCAGATCTAAGTCCAGGCGACGTTAACACTCTACAAGCTACTGTTGAACTATTAACAGTAGACTGACGTATCATGAACATCCAAGTTATCTCTGGTGGTTGGGGGTATGGCGCTGCTACAATTACTATCACTGGTGATGGTGTCGGCGCAACGGCTGAAGCTGTACTCGTGAATGGTGCTATAACTAAGATCAACATGACTTCATATGGTTCAGGATATCGCTGGGCTAATGTAACTATCACTGGAACTGGATGGGGTGCTAAGGCTCGTGTAGTTATTTCTCCATACGGTGGTCATGCCAAAGAAGCTCTAAACAACTTCTACGCTAGAACTCTAATGTTCTATTCAAACATCTCCAAAGATAAGAATCAAGGTTTTGATGTTAACAACGACTATCGTCAACTTGGCATTATCAAAGCACCAAGACAATATGGTAGCACAAATAGCTTAACTTCTATTTCTGCCTCAGCTTGCTGGGTTATTGCTGGTTCTATTAACACTAGCCTTTACTTACCAGATGATATCATCACAAAAGCTGGCGATAACACTCGCTTTAGAATCGTAACAAATACTGGTAACGCTGTTCTAGTTCAATCTATCGACAACGGCGTCCCAGTTATCGGCAGCGTATTCTCTAACGAAGCGGGTGATGTTTTCACTGCAGCAGCTGTAACTGCTCCAACTGCAGATAAATACTCAGGAGACATGCTGTTCATCGACAACCGTGCAGCCTTTACTCCGACAGCGGATCAAACAGTTACCCTAAGAACTGTTATTCGCTTCTAATAAATAATAAAAGATTAAACACAGGATAGAGTTAAACAATGTTAGACTTCAATACCGAACCGTATAATGATGACTTCGATGAGAATAATAAGTTCTATCGAATCTTATTCCGTCCTTCATTTGCCGTTCAAGCCAGAGAATTAACTCAGCTACAGAGTATTCTGCAGCAACAAGTTAAGTACCACGGTAGCCACGTCTTTAAACAAGGCGCAATGGTTATTCCAGGTCAGATCTCTCTTGACACTAAGTACGCTTACGTAAAGCTACAAACTTTCTATAACGGCGACGTTGTTGAAACTTACGTTGATAATTTCATAGGCGCTAAAGTTATTGGTGACTCTGGAATTCAAGCTCAAGTTCTAAAGGTTGTCCACGCTGAAGGTTCAGACGAAACTACATTGTATGTTCGTTACATCACTTCTGCTGATGACACTCTAGTTAAGACTTTCTCTGAAGACGAAATCATCACTACAGAAGATGGTAACTATACTGCTCAAGCTATCTCTGCTAACGCTACTGGTGTAGGTTCAGCTGCAACTATTCAACGTGGTGTTTACTACGTTAATGGTTTCTTCGTTCTTTGCGACGAACAAACTATCATTCTAGACAAGTATACAAATACACCGTCTTACCGTGTCGGTCTTACTATTGAAGAAGTTAAACTAACTCCAGAAGATGACGAGACCCTATTAGACAACGCTCAGACTTCATACAACTATGCAGCTCCAGGCGCACACCGTTACTTCATTGACTTAATTCTATCTAAGTTAGACCCAGACTCTACAGTTGATGATGGCTTCATTGAACTTCTGTCAACTAATGCTGGTCAAGTTAAGCGTCAAGTAACTACAACTACTTACGCTGAGATCGAAAAGACTCTAGCTCGTCGCACATTCGACGAATCAGGTAACTACACTACATCGCCATTCAAGATTGATATCCGTGAGCACCGTAATAACAATCGTGGCGCATGGGCAGAAAACACTGCTTACTTAATCGGTGACGTTGTTGTTAGCAACGGCACAACATACGTTGCATTAAACTCAGCCACATCTATTAACATCCCACCTACTCATGCAACAGGCACTGAGTATGACGGTGACTCATCTACTGGTGTTAACTGGGAATACAACCTAACTCCTTTCTACAACCGTGGTATCTACACTCCAGAAGCTGGTGGTGCAGAAGATAAACTTGCTGTTGGTTTAGAACCAGGAAAAGCATACGTTCAAGGTTATGAGATCGAAAAGATCGCCACTGAATATGTTACTGTCGATAAGGCACGTGACTTCAATCAGACTACTGATACATTCTTGTCTACTCCAGTTGGTAACTTTGTTTATGTTAAGAACATCAACTCACTACCTCCATTCGACTCAACTTCTGGTTATCCAAAAGTAACAATCTATAACAGATTCACATCTTCTGTTGGTGTTGCTCCAAGCAGTGCCACTGTTATTGGTACTGCTCGTATCCGTGGTATTGAATACGATACTGGTACAGTTGGTTCTCAAGACACTGTTTACAAACTGTACATGTTTGACGTGCAGTTGAATACTGGTTACGACTTTGATCGTGACGCTAAGTCTTTCTACTACAGCCGTGGCGACACTAACCAAAACTTTACTGCAGACATTAACGAAATTGCTACTAACTTAGTTGGTTCTGCTACCACTTATACAACATACCCAACAAAGGGTGCAGGTACTACATTAACTGGTATCGGTTCTGCTTGGCAAGGTGGTACAACTACTAGCCCAGCCCTAAAGGTTGGTGATTATATTTACGTTGGTGACAGAACTTCTGCAAACCGTCGTCGTGTTACAACTATCACAAATAACGGTTCTATCGCTGTTGATTCTAGCGTTACTGCCGATGGTTCTATTATCAGCTTGATTAAGACTGATGTTGTAGAGCCACAAAACACTTCAATGATTTATGCATTACCTAACTATGCAATTAAATCAGTACGTGATGCTAACAATAACAAGCAAATCATCTACTATGTGATGCAAGAAATAACTGGAGCCACAGGTTCTGGTTCAGGTGGTGAATGTAGTTTAACTATTAGTACTGCATCGGGCGTATTTGCTTCTCCAGACGAAAAAGATAACTTTACGTTAGTTTGGTTTGACTCAACTTCTGGTGGTACAGTTGTTGCTCCAATCTCATACACTTCAGGCGGCAGCTCTTCTATCACATTCACTCTTTCTGATACTTACGAATCGTCTAACTTCCTTGTTATGGCGACAGTTAAGAAAATTGGTTCAGATGGTGGTGAAAAGAGTAAAACTCTAGAAAGCACTACTCAGACATATAGTACAGTTGCTGCAGCCACTAAACTTATCCTTTCATTGGGTAAGGCTGACGTTATTCGTGTTAAGTCTATCATGATGGACAGCGGTACTTTTGACACACCAACTGGTGATTATACCGTTGACATCTTTGATCGTTACGATCTAGACGACGGACAACGTGATACTCATTACGATATCGGGCGATTATTACTGAAGCATTCATATGCTCCACCGTCAGCACCAATCTCTGTGACATTCGAGTACTTCTCTCACTCAGCTGGTGACTACTTCACAATTAACTCATACCCAGCGACTATTAAGAAGGAAAACATTCCATCTTACAATGGGGTGTCTCTTCGCGACGTTCTAGACTTCCGTCCACGTATCGGCGATGCTGGCGCATTATTCAACGGTTCTGGATCGTCATTCTCGTTTGCTCCAAAGCGTGGACAAGACGTTACAGTTGATTACTCATACTACCTAACACGTAAAGACAAGATCGCTATTGACTTTAGCGGTAGATTCTTTGACATCAAAGGTGTATCTGCTCTAGTTCCAGGTGAACCTCTAGACCCAGCACTGGGTATGGTTCTTTACAAGTTAACTCTTGAGCCATACACTTTCGGTACTGGCAACGCCAACATTATCATCGACCAAGTTGATAACAAGCGTTATACAATGCGTGATATCGGTAAGCTAGAAAAGCGTATCGACAATCTTGAGTACTACACTTCTCTATCATTGTTAGAACAAGAAACCAAGTCATTGAACATCACTGACTCTAACGGTTTAGAGCGTTTCAAGAACGGTTTCATTGTTGATTCCTTCACAGGACATAACATTGGTAACGTATTGTCACCTGATTATCTGTGTTCTATTGATATGCAACGTGGTGAACTTCGCCCATTCTTCACAATGAATAGCATTAACATGGTTGAGAGTTTAACCAACGATACAGATCGTACCAATGCTGGTTACAAGATGTACGGTGATGTTATCACTCTTCCAGTTGTTGATCATATTCCATTGGTCAAACAGACTTACGCTTCTCGTTTAGAGAACATTAACCCATTCGCTATCTTCACATTCCTTGGTGATATCCGTATGAACCCATCGTCAGATGATTGGTTCGAGACTGCTCGTCGTCCAGATATTATCCGTAACGTAGAAGGTAGCTTTAACACTATCGCTGCTCTTGCAACTCAAGCTGGTATCCTTGGTACTGTTTGGAACGCATGGCAGATTCTATGGATGGGTGAACCTCTTCCAGTCGGTGGTTCATTAGTTCAGTATACAACTGGTACTGCATGGGCAAACCAACGTGCATTGGATCAAGGCGCTACTTACATCAACGTAGACGAATTCAATAATCGTTTCGGTGGTGGTTCAGGTGGTGGTCCAGCTCGTCAAGTTTATGTTTCAACTACAGCCCAACAAGTTGGTCGTGGTCGTACTGGTGTTAAGTCAACTCTGGCAGTTCAGTTCGAACGTCAAGTTGTGGACGATAAAGTTGTTTCAACAGCATTGATTCCATACATCCGTTCACGTAACATCCTTGTGCAAGTTAAGGGTCTGAAGCCAAATACTACATTCTACCCATACTTCGACAACATTGGTGTGAACGCTCAAGCTACTCCAGCTTCGTTTATCACTTACACTCTACCATCAGCAAACGCCACTGACTTTGAGATCGCTAAGAACTCTGGTGCTCTGGCTTCTGAAAACGCTCGTATTATCGATCGTATCGCTGGTGTGTTGAACGCTGATACAACTGGTAACTTATGTCTAAATGTAGGCGATGTTATCACTGGTGGTACTTCTGGTGCTACTGCTGTTGTTATCGGTAAAGATTATAATACTGAGACTGGTGTTCGTCGTTTACATGTTGTAAACACTAAGGGTACGTTCACTTCTGGTGAAAACGTAACTGGTTCTATCTCTGGTGCTATCGCTTCGATCACTTCACCACAAGCTAACAAAGCTCTTGGGTCTGGTCTAGTGACTAACTTCATCGGTGACTTGAACTTCATCTTCAACATCCCAGACAACGACTCTCTAAAGTTCCGTACTGGTACTCGTGAATTCAAGTTGTTAGACGTTGCAACTGTTGATGGACAACAATCATCTTCAGCTAAGATTCAATACCAAGCAACTGGTATCCTAGAGACTCGTCAACAGACAGTTAACTCTATTCGTAACGCTCACATCATTCAAGAAATTGTTGCTGAAAACGACACGATCACTAAGACTGTTGAACGTGTAGCACGTGATACAGGTTGGTACGATCCATTGGCTCAGACATTCTTGGTTCAGTCTACTGGTGGCGCATTCTTGAGTAAAGTGGATATCTACTTTGCTACTAAGGATACTACTCTTCCAGTTACATTGGAAATTCGTGAAGTTGTGAACGGATACCCAGGAAAACGTATTCTTCCATTCAGCCGTGTTACACTGAACCCAAATCAAGTGAACTTGTCTTCTACTGCAGTTACATTGACTGATGGTTCTGGCGCTTCATATCCTAAGTATGACACACCAACTACATTCACATTCCCTTCTCCTGTTTATGTTCAGGACAATGGTGAATATGCAATCGTTCTAGCTTCTGACTCAAACAACTACAAAGTTTGGATCAGCCAGATGGGTGATATCATCCCAGCTTCTTCTAGAACTATTTCTGAACAACCATACGCTGGTGTTCTATTCAAGTCACAGAACGCATCCACTTGGACAGCGAACCAAGACCAAGACTTGAAGTTTACAGTTTACCGTTGTAAGTTTGATACTAACGTAATTGGTGAAGTTGAGTTCGTCAACGATGTTCTACCATTACAAATTGTAGAAAACAACCCATTCCAAACTGTATCTGGAACTAACAAGGTTCGTGTATGGCACCGTGATCACGGTATGTTCGCAAACTCTAAAGTAACTTTCGATAACGTAGATACAAGCGTGTATGCTGGTACTACTTCTTCAGGTGGAACAATCACTTGTTCTAACTCAAGCACTACTGTTACTGGTGTTAGCACACTGTTCATTGACGATATCACTGCTTCAAATACTGCCTTGTTCCGTGCAACAGACGGTAAGTTAATCGGTATTATCGACCACGTTACTAGCGATACTTCACTGGTTCTTAAGGCTAACGCATCTGTTACTATTAGTAGCGGTGTGGCTTATACTTACGCTCTACCAGTTCACGGTATCCCAGTTACTGAAATCTACAAGAACAGCTTAGGTGCTTCAATCGTCCACGATATTAGCGATGTTGATCTAGACTCTTACGTTATCGATGTTACAACTGATGCTGATACTACTGGTTATACTGGTGGTGCTACTGTCCGTGCCTCGAACAACGTGATTTATGACATCGTTCAGCCAGCTATCCAAGCACAGAACTTCTCTGACACTAAGTGTGAGTTCTTGTTGAAGACTACAACTGGTAAATCTGTTGATGGTTCAGAATCTCCATACTCTATCGGTGAATACTATGGCGTTATCCCTAACGATAACAACTTACTATACGCTCCAGCAGTTGTGGCTTCTACAGTTAACCAAACAGCGTTCACATCAGCTAAGACTGCTTACATGCAGGCTTCGATCTCTTCTACAAACAACGCTCTATCTCCAATCATTGATACTCACAGAACTTCATTGATCGCTATCTCTAACAAGATCAACAAGCCATCTGAGACTAACATCAACGTACCAGAGCTAGATAACCGTGCAATCTTTAGCCATGGATCTGGAGCGTTTACATTCCAGACTGATGGAAGAATCACTTCTACAGTTTCCGCTATCCGTGAAGCTATGGCAGTTATCTCTACAGGTAAGTACATCACTATCACAGGAGCCACAACTTCTGGTAACAATAAGACTGTTCTAGTCACTAATGTTACTGATGATGGTACTACTGCTACGGTCTCTACTAATAGCACTTTCGCCAGCGAGAGTTCTACAACTGGAACTACAGTTACTCTACGTAGCTTGTTCGTAGACGAAATCGCTCCGTCTGGAAGTTCGTCTGTAAATAAATATATCTCGAAGTCGATCAATTTGGCTAACCCATCTAACTTCTTTAGAATTAGATTATCTACCAACTGCCCGAACGAAGCTGACGTTCTTGTTTACTACAAGACTTCGCCAGTGGGTTCTGTTTTGGACTTAGAGAACGTAAACTGGATTCTAACTTCTCCAGATACAGCTATTAGAAAAGTTCAAAACGGTGACGGTACATTCTACGATGTAGACTACTCCGAAGAAGGTTTGACTCAATTCGACTCAATCGCTGTAAAGATTGTTCTGCAATCTACTAGCAGTTCAGCTATTCCACGTGTTAAGGACTTGCGAATCATCGCTTGTGCATAATATGTTTCTAAAAGTTGAAGGAAATTCTGACTTAGTAAGGGACGCCAATAATATGGCGATCCTAAATACTAATAGAACAGAATATGAGAATTACATTCGTAAACGAGAGTCTGCGATGGCTATGAGAGAACAAGTTGAACGTAATTCTCAGGATATCGATATCATAAAAGAAGATTTGAGCGAAATCAAACAGATGCTTACAGCATTATT